GTTCTGCCACTGACAGTAAGTTTTTGATCTGTTAGATTCTCAGTTTTACCAGTCGTCTTGAATGTGAGGTTATAATCTTCTTCATCAAATGGTTCAAGAGTCAAATCAGCATCAGTTTCTAACGTTCCACTAAACGCATTACTTGAAACAGTAACGTCATAAGATTTTTTAAAGATGACATCTGCACCATTTAGATCAACAGAGGCAACATTAGGTTTAGTCAACTCACTGAATAAGAAAGCAGATGAGTTATTTTTAACTTCTAATGTTACTTTGAATAGATCGTTTGCAGATACCTGAGATGTAGGTAATGCACCAGAACAAACATTCTCAACGTCTGTGGTTGCCTCAAGACTAATTGCGATTGCAGTTGTACCAGTAACTCTGTTAAATGTAGGCACACTATTACCAGCAATACTATACTGAATGATGTCTCCAGTCTTGATACCAGAATTTGCAAAACTGGCACTAGGAGATGATATTGTAGATGCCCCACCAACTGCTGCACTTACAGTAAACTGAGTTGCAACAGGAGCGATCAGATGTACAAGATTAAGAATAGGATCAGCTGTGAATGGATAGTTTGTAGGATCGTTACTAACAATCTGTTTGATATCCTCTACGCCATAATCTTCTACCTCTGTGACACTTCTATTTGATGTCACACCATTGAAGAATAATTCTTCACCAACTTGGAATTGTCCGTTAACCTGATATAAGGTCAACTGTGTAGAATTATTTGCTGAAGTATATGCGTATCCTGTAGCGTTACTATTTTGACCAGTAACATAGGTTGGACATTGTACAGTCGTTCCAGTATTTAATTGCAGATATGTGAACGTCTGAATGTCATACAGAGATGTCTCAAATACTGTAGAAGAGTCGGCATAACCAACATTCTTCAATTTCATATCATAAACTCTGGCAACACCAATCTGTTCACCGTTTGATGTACCAACAGTAGATGTTCTTTCGTTGAATAGTTTTACATAAGAACTTGTACTGATACCGATGAGTGGAGAACCATAAACATTATTAACTTCAATCTGTCTACCAACACTAAAAGGCAAAGACTCATTTACAATCTTTGCAGTTTCTCTTGGTTTAGGAACATCAACAGTGGTTGTATTGAGTGTTTCAATCTCGTATCCCTTGACATATGCCTTGCCAGGTCCGATGGATAAACACATCAAATCTTCAGTAGGAACATTGCCCTGCTGAGTTAATTGATTGGAATAAAATGCACCATCATTTCCTACTCTGTTATTAAGGCATTCTTTTGATACTAGAGGGAATGGTTTTATATAATAGTGACCAGACTCATCATATGTTCTTCTTGCAAGTTCGTCACGAATTAAGTTGTAATTATCTGCACCAGCTTTTACAAATTTTCTGAGAACACCGTTCTCAATTCTCATCAACTCTACAAAGTTTTCATCATTCAAGTCTGTAAGAGACTTTTTAATTAGAGTTGTAGAGAGTTTAAATCTATCAGCACCAGGCGCTGCAAAGTTTGAGAATCCTCTTGCATTATCATACAGGTCATTATCAGAAGCAGAAGCAGTTACAAGTTCTTCTTTAATTAAAAGACCAACTCTGTATGAAGGTGTATTGCTATATTGATCTAAGATTACTGTACTATCAGCAACAGTTACAAAGAAACCTCTGAGGAAATAAACACCCTGAGCAATCTTTGCTGCAGCACCAGTTGCAACTGCATTTGAAATAAGTGTTGTTGCAAAACTAGCACCCTGTCTGATACTAGACAGAGAATAGTTCATATCCTCTTCTAGTAATAAGTTTTCTCCGTCTGCAAAAGTCTTTCTTGAGAAATCAGTATCACTAGAACTATTGTATTTGATATAAAGGGTATATGACCCTTTGACTGATGTTCTATTTGTAATATAAGTTTCTACCTTAGCAGTAACACCACTTGTTTCACCTTTAATTTTTTTGCCTTTTAAATTTTCAAGATAAAGTTGAACAGGAATACCTAAATGACTATCATCAATCTGAACAGAAGTATAATCTGAATCATAAGCAATCTGGCCAGGGATTACAACAGAACCCTCTTTGAAAAAATGTTTACCAAACTTCTCAATTTGATTCTGTAGAATAGATTGAAGTGTTGTGAGTTCCCTAGACTGTACAGGTAAGCCTGGTTTGAATAGTACCCTTTGATAGTTTTTTAACTCATTAAAATCATCAAAGTATGGAGATGAATTTAAGTTAGTATTTTGTGGCATTTGTCTTTAGAACTCCAGTACTATCTTGATGTCTTCCTTCTGACTTGCAGATCTAGGAATCGCAGTTCGATTATCAATATAGATTATTTCACCCGATTTGGTATTGAATTCCGCTGATGATATACCAGAAGTGAAACTCATACCTAATTGGTAGGTCTTATTATTTATTGAGGTACTGACACCGTTATAATTGGTATCAATGGATAATAACGATCCAGAAACAGATGATCCATTAATCGTAACTCCATAGCCTGCATCAGGAACAGAAGTAAATGGAATAATCTTGTATCCAGTTTCACTAGAAGCAAGACCCATTGGTTGATAATACTTCAACACTCCTGTAACTTTATCCCAAGATGCAACATATCCAATCGCAGTAGATCCCACACCAACTGTCTGTGTAATCTCAGAGTCAACGGCATAGGTTGTTGCAGTAGTAATACCACCAAGTTTCAAAGCTTTTAATCCACTCACCATGGCAGTGTCTAGTAATTCTGTGTTACTACCAAATACAGTGGGATTCTTTATCAATCCAACCCTAGCAAAATCGTTACCTTCAATAATATCAGGGTTAGTTTCGAGAGTTTCAAATCTAGAATAAAGTAGAGCTCTGTATGCTCCTAATTCTCTATAAACGTCATATCCATGTCCACCCTTCGGGGGAATGATAACACTAAAGTTTGCTACCGATGTTGTTCCGATACCTGTATTGGTAAGGTTAGCAAGTACTCCGCCAGACTCACTGCCTGGAGCGCCTGGGAAAAACTGGATGGATCCATGAGTGTATCCTTTTCCTCCGTCAGTAACAAATACTTCAGATACTTTTCCGAAAGAGTCAATCGTAATAGTAGCCTTTCCTCCTGACCCATCTCCCAGAATGGGAACATTCGCAAATGAGGTTGAGATTGGTTGGTAATTAGAACCTCTATCATTAACCACAACCACTTCAATCTTTCCATCTATAGCGTTTGCCTTAGTAGCAACAGTCTCGCCTTGGTTACCCCAGTTTTCGGGCACTGGTATGTATTCAATAGAGTCAAATTTAACAATTTCACTAGGTTTAATCGTGTAAAGGTATTTCCAAACATAACCATCGCCACTAGTGCCAGCTGCTCTTGGCTCAAGGTCAACAAATGTGGGTTGGTCATATGATGGCCTACCCTTCGGGTTCTCTGGGTCTGATCCATTTTGTAGACAAATGTAAACTTTCAGGTCTTCATTAACAACATAATAATTAGCATCGTACAGACTACCTTGACTAGTAATAGGTGTTAAATTATAGATGTTATAATCATGTCTATACATTTCATATGTAGTACCAGCCACCCATGATACTTTTCTGACAAGTCTGCGAACATCTTTGTCAGTAACTTTCTTCATCGCAATGATAGATTCTTTGATAGAATATTCTTCTTCAAATCCATCTAAAGGTGAAGGAGTATTTGTAGCCCATGTGGCAGTACCGCCCGCCTTTGGCTCCACAGAATTGGGAAGTCCCATGAAGGCATAATATTTGTTTACTGTAGATCCGACCCCAACAAAACTTTGTACAAAAGTCTCGGCGTTCAGAATCCTAAACTGTTCGGATATAATAGCAGGCATTTTAAAAAAACTAGTCTTTAGGTTTATTTAGTGGTTAAGTTAGTGGTTTCTTTCTGGACACCACCGCAGCAGTGGATAATCCAACATTTCCATTCATAGTATTGACAAGGAAGCTAGTAGGATTACCAGCACCACGATTCTGATATCCTAGTAATTTACCCCAACTATATTTTCCCCAGAAGGTATCAGTATTTGCGGTTGTACCAACACCAACTGCTGCTAATTTAAAATTATCTTTATCAATAACTGAAACATAATATTGCTTATCTGTTGACAAACCATCTATTGTTGTTCCATCAAATGAATATTGAACAATTTCACCTGATTTGTAATCATGATCGTTGATGGTAATAGTATCTGATGAAGTACTGATTCCAGCAGATGTAGCAGATCTTTTTTTGTTCTCGTAACCAGTTCCTCTGTCAATTATATTAATAGCACTAACTACAGATTTTTTCTGAACACAT